GTTTTGGTTTTGTTTCGCGTATGCCGTTTTCGCGCATGGCCTCGGCTCGAATGGTTTGCCGTATTTGATTGCGTTGTGTTACGTACCGATGACCTAATGTGTTATTGCATTTGGCGCAGATGCCTCGAAGGTTTGACAACTCATGTCCACCGCCTGCGTCTATTGGGATTATGTGATCGACTTGTGTGCTTGGCTGCCGGTTGCAAACGGTGCAGGTGGGTTGTTCGCGAAGTATGACCGCCCTGTTTTTTGTGTACTCGTAGTCTTGGTGGCTGGTCATGCTCACGCCCTCGCGTTGCTCGGTTGTGCTAGCGCGCGCTGTCGCGCTTGCTGATGTCTGTTAACGCTAACCATGTTGTCAACTTTATGTTTGCGGTTTGTTTTCAGTATGTCAATCTTTGTTGTTGTGTGATGAAGCCTAATGCGCTAAGCCCCCCGTCGTCTGCCTCACTCGACACCCTAACTCTTTAACGCAATTTGCCTGACCACGTGTTACCACGTGCGTCATCTACCCACGCTCTCCGTGTGTTACCTCACACGATTGCACTCGTGCGGGTCATGCCCGTTATTTAGTTTTGTGAATGTTTTACTACGAACGCACCAACAAGTTCAGCGACCTGCGGCACAATCGCGTTACCTAATCCTCTAAGTTTGTCCACCCGATCGGAAACCCCATTAGCCACTCGACCCACATCGGGTTCAACTTCCCACCACGCCCTGCTTGCATCGCCATTTTTTCCTCGTAAGTAATTTCGTTGTCCGAATACAGTTTCTCGACCATCTGATAATGACCCGACCCCCCAGCCCCCTGCGCCATTGGTGTCGGCCATTTCTTTACTTTTTCGGGCAACCCTTGTTGCTTGCTGTTTGGGCCTCGACCCTTCCAATCGCTTGCCGTTGGTGTCGGCCACATTTGCACGGCCTGTTCTAACTTGTGTTTGTAACCCTTGCTTTCGAGATTGCGTTCTATCGTTTCTGCGCTGTCCGACATCGCTTTGCTCGCCCTCGGTGTCGGCCATTTCTGCACCGCGTCTGCTAACCCCACGCTGTGCGAGGATTTGCCGTTTTTGCTCACCCGACAACCCTGATTGTTCAAGATCGCATTCGGGTGTTCTACCTCTTGCGTTGTTGGGGTAGGCCACAATGAATACCCGGTCTCTTTTGTGTGGCGCACCAACCGAGGCTGCGGGTATGACTTGCCATTCTGCATTAAACCCGATGCTGGCCAAGTCTGCGAGTACGTCACCAAACCCCATAGAGAGATGTCCTCGTACGTTTTCCATGAGCGCGTATCTAGGTCGTAGATTGCAAATGGCGTTAAACATTGCTGGCCACAAGTGTCGAGGGTCGGTGTTGCCACCTCTTTTGCCGGCTTGGCTAAATGGCTGGCAAGGGTATCCACCGCAAATAACGTCAGGTCGTTCAATGTTTGTCCAATCTACTTTTGTTATATCACCCAAGTTTGGCACATCAGGCCAATGTTTTTTTAACACCTTGCAAGCAAACGGGTCAATTTCCGATTGCCAAATTACTTTCATACCAGCGCGTTCTAAACCTAAATCAAAACCGCCAATACCGCTAAACAACGAACCAACCGTCAATGTCATTTAATTAAATATCACTATTGCAGACGGAAACGGTGCTGACGATGATTGATCGTCAAACTTCAATCTGCCTTTAATGAACCTTATTTCGCTGGCTTTCATGCAATAATCGTGCCACCATTTTGTATCGGTGCGACTAGGTATCAGCATCACACAAGTTTTGCCTTTGTTATATTCCTCGTACGCCTTGGCTACCCATTTAGGTAACTCTCGACCATAAGGCGGGTTGACAAAGTTTGATTTGCCCCATTCGCTTTGCAAACCGTCTACTTTGTAATTTGGTGGGCATGGGTCATGATCGAATTTAAATTCTGCGTCAAGCGTTTGATAAACGGCTTTTGGTGTTTTCCAATCCATACGCATTGAACTAAAATGCACGCTCATTTTGGTTCGCTTAACTTTAACGCGTCAATTATCTTGCTTACGTCACGTTTATCAAGATCGCCCGTCGTATGCACCTCGCGCCCCAACGTTGCGCTTATATAAGTTTTTAGGTCATCGCCTTTAAGCCCCTGACCGTTGGCTAACGCTCTCATCATGCCTAATTGTTTAGGTGACGGCCAGTCGCGTTGTGGTGTGTCGGGGAATGGCACCTCTACGTCATGTAACGGTACAACTGGCGCTAAATGTGTGCTGGTCTGCCGTGATTGTGCAACCTCAACCTCGTTACGGCTAGCAATGCTCTTGCTAATACCAAACCCCATATAACCCAACGCTCGACCCAACGCGCTAGTAAACCCAACCTCGTTTTCGCTCATCTTTGTGTACGGCGTACGACCGGGGTAAATCTCACACGCTGACGCGATCGCTGGTATCGGATCGGCCGCGTCACGCCACACAGTCACCGTGCAACGAATAAAACACGACTTGTCAGGCATCTCAATAATTTCGCGTTGGGTTTCTTGTATGCGCAGATCAGGATATTTTTTTAACGCCATGCCGAGACGTGTTGGCACGTCAACATAGTTGTCAAGATTAAAACCCGTCATAATGCGTTTATTGCTGTTTGCAAATACAACAACTGTCCTTTTGTGGTTGCGTAATAATATTTGCGTTTTTTAAGGTAAACATCTCGAACCTCAAATTCATAACTTTGTACAAAACCTCTTTTTACCAAAGTTGTTAGTACGTACGTAAATTTGTATTTGTCCATTTGTATTGTTTCTGCCAAGTCATAAGCCCGCGTCATAGGAGCTTCAATAACTGTTGACAATACTGCGTACCAATAATTGTCATACAAAGTTTTTTTCATAACGACTGCCATATTGTTAGACGTTGCGCGTGATCGTGTTCGCCGCCACGCTCAGCGTAAGCAATCTCACCCGTGTTTTTAATAACGCCCTGACGTTGGGCAACCAGTAGTCGAGCCGTCATGCCTTTAGTAACCGGGAATGACGCGCCCAACTCGTACCAAACTTGGTCGGCTGTAAAACGTGGCAGCATACGTGCCATTTTGCGTATCGCCGCGTCAACGCAATCTTGTTGCTCAAGTGTCCATTTGGCGTTTGCGCTGGCTTGGCTTTCGGCCATTGCGATACGCATACGGTTTTTGTCGTGTTTAGTTAGCACGATGCACCATGTTCTCCAAACGCTGTATTTCTACTTCGTTCTCGTTTAAGCGCAGTTGCTTAATACCGATCTCGATGTCGCGCTCTTTAACACGCTCATGCAGATCGTTGATGATGCTCAACAAGTATTTAATTTCGATACGTGTTTGGTTTAGCACGTCGATTAACTCGCCGTCGTCTAAAACGTTGCGGTCGTCAATCTCGTGCTGGATTTTGCGTAACGTGCTACGCGCCGCCAACTCCCACGGGTTATATATCGGCACTTTGTGTTGCGTGATCTCGTTCATCACTTGCATTAATGCTTTGAACTGTGGGTCAGTTCTCGGGTCGATGTTCTCGGTCATCTCTTGCCTTTCGTTTGTTGGTGACTGACATTATCAGGTACGTGTACGCGGTTAGCACACTTGCCAAAAACAAATGTTTTAAAGTGACCATGCGCGCCAACCATTTGAGTATCTAAAAATTGCTAACGCCGACCGCAAATTGTCCTCTAAGTCAAATAGGTCGTCGCAGGTGCGTATCAAGCCGTAGGCCTGCAAGTAACCGTTTGCGTAATACTTTGACGGTTTGCACCAAAACATATTTAACTGCATAGCGCCTATTGACCCGCCGTTAGGGTCACGCGGGTTAAATGCGTCAGGTTGGCAACGGCTTTCACGATACGCAACCGCAACTAGTTGGGTTAGGTCTTGTTCTGCCCAGCCGACGTGTCGAGCCATGTTAAACACCGTCTGACACGCGTCAGGTTGCGTTATAGGCGTTGTTACAACCGTGGTTGGCGGTACAGGCGCTGCAGGCTCTAAACCTTGCCAAACGGTTATTGGCGCTGGGCGTAGTTCTGCCGGGGTTGGGGTTGGTGGTTTGTGTAGTACGAATATTGACGTGACGCTAATAAATAGCGATACGCCAATTTTGGTGATAAGTGTCATAAGTGACCTACTTTCTCGGTAGGTCTATAACCCTAGACGGGTTTTGGTGGTGATGTGGGGAATACCCCGAAAACCGTTATCCAGCGCTGTTTTGCGATCATTGCGTCGTTGGCTACGTGCGGGTCAATCTCGATGTGATACCAGTCGCCCTGCTCGACTGACGGTAGTGGTTGCCATGTGCCGCGATCGCATTTCCATGACCGTTGCAATGCGTAGTCAATCACAAGTTGTATGCCCAAGTGATCGGCGTTTTCTAAACATTTGACAATAAACGCTAGTGACGTTTTGCGGCCGTCTTGTTTGCCTAATTTTTTTTGGTTCAGCCAACGGTACGACAAGTCCATTGCCAGCCCTCGAGCGTGGTTGCTGATCGTGCCGGGTCGGTTGCGTATGTCGCGGTTAACAAATGTGCCGTTATTCCACAAACTGCCGTTGCTATGTTGACAACAAAGTTTTGCCCACTCGGTTGTGCCAGCCAACGCTGCTTTAACGACTGGTTGTTGCGTGATTGTGTACGGTCTATTCGGCATCGTTTTTTGCTTTGTTTTTTATGCCGTTTGACGCAACAATGCCAGCCAACGTGCCTGACAAAAACGTGACGATCGTTGCCATTAGCGATATAAATTCTTTGTCGTTTGGTGCTTGTTCCATAGGTTGCGATATGAATAGCAGGCCGTACACAAAACCAATGACAACTACGGCAAATACGACTGCTAGTAATACGCCGACGGTTACGACCATTCGAGCGTGTAACTCGTTTGGTGTGTATCTGTGCCGGGTCATGGTGTCATGCCGCAACGATCAGGCACGTTGCAATTGTTGAGCGTCATGTTTTTGACGCGCGATTTGACTGTAAGTGTGTTGTCGCGTGTGGTTTCGCAAGCGCTCAGCACAATTAACAATGCCAAACTAGCCAAATAGTGCGGCGGCTTCATCTGCGGTTAAACCAAGTTTGTCGAGTACGGCTTGACGGGTTGCGATTTTGGCGGTTTTTTCGTCGGCGATTTCTTGTTGCACTTCTTCCCACAAACTATCTAATTTTGCTTTAGTTGGTTTTGCTGTATCTGATAACCACACAAGACCGTCGTAGTCATCGCCGCTTAGTGTCCACTCTTTGCCTTTGTAACGGCGTTTTAAAACTGTTGCATAATTGGTCATACAATTACCTCAAAAACTGCAATAGTTGAAACTGTGCGATTGAAAACTGTGCTATCGCTGTCTGTGTCCGAACGGTTAATAAAAAAAGTGTCGGCAGCCGAATTTGATCGACCTTGTATTTTGTAAGTTGTTGCGCTTGTTGTCGCTGGACTATCCAAAAATGCAATCATTTGTGTATTGTTTTGCGCTGCGTCTTGACCGCCCGTTAAAGGTGCTGTGCCAACAACTCTGCTACCAGCCGTGTCACCGATTGCAATAGCGGTAGAACCACGCATTAGTCGAAGTGTTGCAACCGACACGGTCACATCGTTACTGCCTGTAATCATTGCTATAACAAAAACTTTGCTTGTTGCTGATGTTGGTGTAATAGACACGCTTAAACCTGTGATGTCTGTGTAGGTCGTAGTAGCCGCCGTGAAAGTGTCTGTTTTTGTTGTGCTAACAACTTGACCAATTCGCGCACCAGTTAACGCTTGCCACGCTGACCCGTCATAGTATTGCGTTGTGTTGCTGTCCTCAAGATACGCAAACTGACCCTCAGCAAGCGTTTTTTCACCTGTGCCACCAAACGCCGCATCACGCGTAACCGACGTAGCAAAAACTGGAATACCCGTATTTATTTGCGTTTGTTGCACGGCTGTCAATACCTGCCCGGCTGTAAAACTTGGTACTGATGTTTGTGTGTTTGCCATGAATGCCTACTTTAACCTAAAGCGTTATCTGCTGACAGGATACCAAACGACAAATCGTCAAGTATTAACTCGTTTAATACGATAACGGGCGACGTGTAATAGGTGACGCTATGACCGCTGTTCACGTTAATCGTATGCTCGATGCCCTCAATAGATAGGTTTTGGGCTAGTGACGCTGGGCTTGTGCCGGGGGCAAACGATTTTTCAATGGTGATCGTGTCGCCTATGTCGAGTACGGCAACCGTGTCGCGTTGGGCGCTGCTTAATAACGGAAACCCTGTCGCTAGTGACGTGTACCGTGGCTCAGGGTTAGGGTCAAGCAAATAGGTCGCCAACTCGAGCGCCGCCGTGTCATTATGCAACAAACTGTTTGTGATGCTGTAAGTCTGTATAAAGTACGTTGCTTGGCTGCCAGCGTCGTCAGCGATCTGCGGGTTATTACTGCCCAAATGTTGCACGACCGCACGGTTAACAACTTGATCGGCTTCAAAAGTTATGCCTACCCCGTTGTACGGTATGTTTGTGCCGTCGTCGTGAAAGTCTGCAACGCTCGCGTCAAGTGTTGTGCCTATGCGTGGCTCGAACACGATGTCGCCGTCACGCGACATATATAAACGGCCTTGCTCAGCCTCGTTAACTTGCGCCAAATAGCCGAGAACGTTTGTGCCTTGCGCAATCGTAAACGCCGCGTCACCGCCAAGCGTCTGTGTGCCTGTGCCAATACTGCGGTTAGCAACGGGAAACGCTACCTCGGGTCGATCAAGTATTGCCGACACACGAACGCTTGACAATTCCTCGCTGACGTTGTACTCATCTAAATATGTTTGCGATAACAAATAGAAGTCGTCGGCACAAAATACCGTCACCGTATCCAAACCGCCAAGCGCAAAGTTGTAATCAAAGTTGACGATCTTGCCGACAAATAAATATTCTTTGACATTTGTGGCGCTGTATCGAGATAACCGCACCGATCGCATCGGTGCTAAACCTGGTTTAGCCTCTGCCGTGTCGTAGTACGGGCTGTTTTCATCAAACGGCATAAAGATACCGTCGGTGTCAAGCATCGTAAACGTCATCGTGCCTGCACCGAACTGGTCGCCTTGATCGCGTCGCCCTCGACGCACAAACACCTGATTGATGCCGTCTAAAACGCTCGCATATTGTGTCGTGCCGTCAAGCACATATGTTGTGTTATCTAAAACGCCTGCCGTTGCGTCATCAAGCAAAAACGCATCTTGCAAAAACCCCGTGTCAATTTCTAGGTCATAGTTGCCACTAGCAACGACCGCAACCCCAGCCATTAGACCGCTATCTGTAAATCGAGTGGCCCTGATACGCGCTGGTAGGCCAGCAAACTATCTAACACGCTCTGCCCGATCTCAGCACTAGTCGAGATACCGCCCGTCACGTTAATTGTTACGCCACCGCTACCACGCGCTGCGATACGTTCAGCCATACCAAACTCGGTTAACGCGCCTTGAATAGTTACTAAATCGCCACCGCCACCAACACCGCCACCACCACCGCCGCCACCGACAGAATTACCGCCACCGCCACCGCCGCCAATAATGCTTGGGGGCAAACTAGGCATTATTTGACCTGCTTCTCGAGCCATACGATCGGCTGTGCGCGTATCAGCCGTAACAGGTGTAGCACCACCAGCGCCACCAATACGACCCAACGCAATCGTCGGCAAACTTGGTATGTCGGTAAACGGGTTGATTAAATTCATGCCACGAATAATTAAGTTAATTGCACCGATAAACGAATTAGCAAACGTTTCAAAACCTGCAATTAAACCGTTAAGCACCGTGTTGACGATGTTGCGGAACGTTTCAAATTTTGTGTATGCAATGGTTAGACCAGTTACTAATGCCGCAATACCGACCGCAATCAAACCAAACGGGTTAAGCGCCATAGCAATATTTACTGCGACGATCGCAGCTGCGACTGCCGATATAGCGCTTGCAATAATTAAAAACGCTGTCGGGTTGCGTTGAGCCCAATCAGCCATTGCCTGCAAATATGGCAACACTTTTTGCAACACGGGTAGCAATGCCGCACCAATGCTCTCTTGTGTTTCAGCCAAACTGTTTTTTAATATTTTGAATTTGCCTGCTGCCGTATCGGCTGATTTAGCGGCCGCGCCACCAAAATTGTCTGACAACGCCAACATTATTGTGTCGAGCGACGCACCCTCTTTAATTAAACCTTTCATTTCAGGCGATAACGCCTGCAAACCTTTCATATTGCCTGCATACGCTTTACTTAACGCGTCGCTAACGGTTTGTAAATCTGTGCCAGTACCGATCGCAATATCTTGTGCCAACGCCAATGCGTCAGTTGCCTCACCAACATTTTTAGTACCAACCAGCAACGCGCTAAACGCTGGCCGTAATTCGCTATCAGCCGTACCTGTTGCCCTCGACATCGCCGCAATCATGTTTTCAGTTGCCGCAACCGTCGCGTCAGTAGCACCAACAACGTTTTGCATAGTGTTAGCCAAAATCGCTTGCTGTTGTTCATCTTCGGCTGCTGCTTTAGCCGCTAACCCGAGCGCACCCGCAACCGCCGTCAACGCCGCCGCTGCCGGCACAGCCGCCTTCTTAATTGCGAATTGTGCTTTCTCGCCGACGGTTTCTAATTGTTTAAATTCTTTAATTGCTTTGTCAATGCCTTTGCCGTCAAACTCAGAGACAATAGGTATAGATAATGCCATGTCTATAACTCGCTTTGCACGGTACGCATAGTCTTAACGATCATCTTTGTCATTTCGGCTTCGATATTGCGACGCGCTTTATACACGGCAGGCCCGATCAGTCGAGTGCGACCAGCGCCAACAAACCCGAGCGCGTTACCTAACTTGTTTGCGTTCGCGCGCCCCGCTGTTTCAAACACGGCCGCCGCAACATCTTTTTGCTCTATAAGTATTACGCCAACGGCGTTACGTCGAGTGTCAAACCGCATCTTGACCCCGTTGGCTGCCTTGCTTGGTACAAACGGAAATATTTTGCGGGCGTTTTGTGTCCACGCATATCGCATACCCGATAACGGCAAATCTTTGTAAACGGCTTTGCCTGCGTTGATTGCTGGCTGGGCGATCGCGGTTGCGTCAGCCTTAAAATCTTTTTGCAACTGCGGGTCAATTTTACGCAACGAGTTAATCGTCTGTTTAACCCCGACGACCTCAATAGTTGTTGATGCTGGCATTGCGCTACCTCTTTTGCTTATTTAATATCGTAATCACCGTGATTAGGTCGCGCGTGTCAAACTCGATTGCCGTAGGCCAGTACCCTGTTGCAACTAGCAATTCGGCTAGTTGCCGTCGGTAACTGCCTACGCCGTATGGTTTGGGTCTGTCTCGTCAATCGCCTCAATTGTCATGTTTGGGTTTGTTTTAACCCAGTCACGATATGTTGCAGGCATTTTTTCGCCGCTAAGTTTCAGCAAATTGTATGCCCAGCAAACTAGATCGGTGTAGCCGATGCCTTTGCCGTCGCTAATTTTGCGACCCTCAGTTTTTTCCCACTCGCAAATAACAAACATATTCGTTGTCAATTCGAGTGGCGCTGTGCCGTCTTGTAGATCGACTTTTAGTTTTAATCTCATTGCCTGTTCCTGTTCTCGGCCAGTTTTGGCACGTTAGATCATGTTACGTCAACTGTGTAACTGCCGCCCACAAGTTCGATGTCGTATGTTGACAATTCGCCAAGGTTTGCATTGACAACTGGCAACGCGCTCAAAAACGTGTTGGTCAACTCAAAGCCGGGGTTTGTTGCGGTGTTGCTTCCCGATGCTGGGGTTACCTTGATGTAGCACTTTGTGCCGACCAGCGCTGACAGAGTTGCGTAACTCTCTGACGTTGCGTACGACGCATACAAAGTCAATGTTGCGCTGTTTGATTGCAGGCCTGCTGTGTTGGTGCGGGCAGTCGAGCCGAACGCGGTGTCCTCAAGTGCTTCGACAACGTAGTTGACGGTGACTGCCGAGACTTGGTCGGTGATGTCGGTTGTCGCTGCGCTTGACGCACCGATTAAAACGACTGGGTTTGATAGATAGGTGCTAGTTGC